CACCCAGCAGAATGCCGCGCTGGTGGAGGAGGCTTCGGCGGCGGCCCGCAGCATGGAAGAGCAGTCCACGCAGTTGCTGCAGACGGTGGCTGCGTTCCGGGTGGCGGGGGCCGGTGCGCCTCGCACGGCGCACCTCAATCCCACTGCTGGCCAGCCCGCACTGCGTCTGGTCTGACTGCCGTGAGGGAACCGCTGACCGCGCGCCGCGGTAAACAGAGATGCACACGGCGCGCGGCCTTTGGGATACTCCACCTTTCACGCCAAGGTCGGAGTACACAATGCGGATTGCGCCACGGTGGGTCATGTTGCTGGCCATAGGATTGGCCATGCCTTGCGCTGCGGGCGCGGCGTCGGCGGTGTCCTACGATGCCGACACCGGCACGTACGGCTATTCGATGAACAACCGCAGCGTCAGCGCGGCCCTGCAAGAGGCGCTGGGGTACTGCGCGCAGCGCTCATCCAACTGCAGCAATGTGGCGAGCACCTCGGAAACTGGATACTCGGCGCTGTATGCGGGCACGGGTGCGATGGGCTTTGCCCTCTCTGCGCAGGACGATGCCGCTGCCCAGCGCAAGGCCGAGGCGATGTGCCGCCGAAAGGCGGGAGACTGCCGGCTGGTGCTGCTGTGGCGCGAAGCACCGGCGGTGCCGGCCGTGCCGCCCATGCGGCCGCATACCCTGCCGCCGATTGCGCCGGCGGAGTAGTCGCCGCGGCGCTGTCGAGCCGCCGCAGAACGAAAAAAACGCCCCGGATCCGTCGATCCGGGGCGTTCTGGTTTTCCATGGTGCCGAAGGTGGGACTCGAACCCACACGCTTTTAAGGGCGGCGGATTTTGAGTCCTAACCAAACTCGTTGTGCCACAAGGGTTTTGTGACTATTTCCGCTCCGCAAACAGTTGCTTGTGATGGCTTCGCAGGCCTTGCGCGCCAATGGCCGCCGGATCATTGCGGAGCGGGATCTACCGCGTTGGGCTCGACTTGTGCCCGCGTCGTTGGCGGATGTACTGCTCGGTCATCGTGATGTTCGTATGGCCCAGCTGGCGCTGCGCCTGGCGGATGTCACCAGCCGAATCTGCCTTGTCGGTGGCCGCCTTGGCGCGCAGGTCTCGGAACTGCAAACCTGTCACGCCCGCCGCCGCGCACGCCTTGGCCCAGCGCCTGGACATCATGGCTACGGTTACCGGCCGCCCACGTTCGCTCACGATCAGGCGAGTGCTGTGGACCTTGTGCCCGGCCTTGCGCGCGCGGAGGTTGTCCAGCAGCGCCGCCAGCTCGCCCTCGACCGCGATGCGGAGCTTTGCCTTTGTCTTCGCCTGTCGGATGTTGATCGCGCCATCGCGGACATCCATCTCGGTGAGCCCCAGTACGTCGGCTGGCCGCTGGCCAGTGAGGTAGGCCAGGTCCATCGCGCCTTGAACCACGATATCGGCACTGGCCCGAATGGCCCGGTACTGTTCCTCCTCGATGTAGGCGTCCCGGCCGGTCTCCTTGAAGCCCTTGATGCCCGCGCAGGGGTTCGGCAGCGCCGTGTAGCCCTTGTCGCGCGCGAAGTTCCAGATATGCGACAGCAGGGCCTTCTCACGGTTCGCGCGCACCAGTCCCTTGCCGTCCTTCGTCCGCCACGTCAGGTACTGCCTGACGGTCACCGGCTGGATCGCGTCCAGGGGGCCGGGCGGGTCGTCGAAGAACTCCAGCAGGTTCGCCATCTCTTTCGCGTTGTCCTGCTGGGTTCGGGGTGCCTTCGTGATCATCACCTCCCGGCGATAGGCGTCGCACACCACCCGCAGCGTCAGCACCGCGGCGGCCGGCGCATCGCGGTCACCCTCGATCTCAGCCCACTGCTTGATGGCCAGGCCGTAGTCGGCGCCCAGCGGCATCTCCCGGCGCGGCTTTCCGCCCAGATCGTAGTAGTAGTGCACCACGCCCGATTTCTGCTTGCGGGCGCGGAACCGGGGGATGGCCCCCGGCTTGGTCGGCTTTCTTCCCATCACGCTGCCTTGTTCGGTTTCCAGGTGGCGATTGCCTTGGCGGCAACCTCATCGCCGGCGCCCTCGACCGTGGAGCGCAGCACACGCGGCCGGTCGTCCAGCCCTTTGTAGTGCCGGATGCCGTTGGACCGCAAGAATTCGAACTGGCGGTCCTTCAGCGGGGTTCCGCACAGCTCGCGCATCTCCTTTCGGGACAGGCAAAGCTCATTCGTGGGCATGACCATGCTCCAAGTGGTGATGGCGCGCGCTGTGGCCGGCGGCGCAGTCCGGCAGCGGCTCGGGGTGGCTGATGTGTCGCTGGGTCATGGGGGAGATCTCCAGATTGGCGGCAGTCATTCGAAGATGCCTGGGCCGGAGCGAACCGGCGGGTCGATGCCGTACGTCTCAGCAAGGGCGTTGGTCCATCTGTACGCCGTTGCCTTGCTGACGTTGAATCGGTTCTGCACAGCCGGAACCGTCGGGAAGCGGTCCTGTTCGTGCGCCCACTTCATGAATTCCATGACCGAGCGGACGCAGCCGTAGTCCGCATAGTCGTGCTGAGCCAGAGGCCTCTCACGCTTGGCGATGTGCGGGACTTCCATGGTGGTCGAGAACGCCAAGGCTCCCAGGCCAAGTGATGGGGTCATGTTCAAGCGAACAGCTCCGGTTGGATGGGAAGAGCCGGCGGCGCCGGGCGGGGAAGGGTGGCAGCACGGAGGCGGGCGGACTGGGCCATGCGGAACATGCACCAGAAGCCGTGGCCCACGAGCCGCCGGGCGCGGGCCTCGCTGATCAGCACGCGCGCTGTGTGCTTGGCCTGGGTGATGGGATCAGCCACTGGCCACCGCCGGTTCTGCCAGATGAGCCGCCCACGCTTCGAAATGGATCCCGGGGCGTAGCCTTGCGCCACGGCGCGGCACGAACTCAGGCCGGTGGATTGCGGAGACCAGCAGCTGGGTTTCGGCGCGTTTGTTCGCCGTGTCGCGGAACGGCGCGCTGTGCCAGTTGCAGTTGCCGAGCGGCACGCCATGCGAAGGCTTCAGGCAGCGCCCGTCCCATTCCAGCAATCCCCATCCGGCCGGCAGGTCCTCGACTTTGACCACCACGGCCGGTGCCGCATAGAAGCGCCAGTCGCCAACGGCGTCCGCCGGATCGATGCGGTGCGGCTTCTTGGCGTCGGCAAGGAAGTCAGAGCGACTGGCCTTCACCTCCACGACCAGCGATATCCCATCACGCCAGCCGATGGCGTCGGGCTGTTCACGGGGACCGGCCTTGAACGGGTCGCACAGGATCGCGGCGCACCCGTTGCGGCGTAGCCAGCGGACGGATGCTGCGACGATCTCGTCATGTAACGCACCGGCCATTACACATCCTCCCGCAGCCTGGTGCGCCGGTTACGCGGCGGCTTGACGGTAGCCAGGGTGGTGGACACTGATTCCTTCATGAAGGTGATCCAGTGGGTGCCTGCCCGCTTTCCCGAGGGATGCCCGAACAACGGACGGCGGTCGGTGAGGGCCAGCACGTCACGAGTGGCCACCTGCACCTCCGACCATTTGAAGACCAGCACACCCTCGGGGCGGAGCACACGGAAGCACTCGGAAAAGCCAGCGCGAAGGTCGTCGCGCCAGTTGGCACCGAGCTTGCCGTACTTGGCGGCCAGCCAGCTTTCCTTGCCGGCGCGCACCAGGTGGGGCGGATCGAACACGACCAGCGGGAACGACTCGTCTGCGAAAGGCAGCGCCCGGAAGTCCATGAGGCAATCCGGATGGATGGACAGGACGCGGGTTCCATCAGCGCGGTGCGTGCGGTCGATCACCGTAATGGTCTCGTGCCGCTGGTCGCCGAACAGGCCGCGCTGATCAGCCGGGTCGAACCACATCATCCGGCTGCCGCAGCACGGATCCAGCACGCTGGCGGGGGCGCGGGCCTGCTGTTCGATATCAGCCATTCGTCGGCTCCTTCCTGAAATCAATGGAAATGGTCTGGCGCTCGGCTCGATGGCTGAAGCGCCGCGGCGTGGCAGCGCAGTCCAGCCACGGGAAGCGGTGGTGCAGCGAGGCCAGTAGGTGGTGGCTGTTCGCGTGCCGCAGGTGGCCCTGGTAGCTGGCAAGCCGCGTGCGAAGGTCACGGAATGCCGACGGGCGCCCGTGCAGCTTGTTGCCCTCGACGTGCACGCCTTCCCATTCAGCGAGAGCCTGCCGTACGTGGCCGACTACCCGCTGACGGGCGAGGGTATGCGTGGGGTAGATCACGTAGCCTAGGAAGTCGATGCCATCGGTCAACCGGCGCAGGTGCTGCTCAGCCTTGAGGCGCAGCCCCAGGCGGTCGGCCAGGAAGGCCTCGATCTGGTCGCGCCAGGCCGCCAGCTGCTCGCGGTCGTGGTGGAATAGCACGAAGTCATCGACGTAGCGCAGGTAGCGCGCTGCCTTGAGCTCGTGCTTCACGAACTGGTCGAGGGCGTCCAGATAGACGTTTGCGAAGAACTGGCTGGACAGGTTGCCGATCGGCAAGCCGCGCCCGGCCGGAGCGTTGACCAGCCGCTTGTGGGGTGGGACCTGCGCCAACTCGGCGTCGGTGGCGCGGTAGTGGACGCCGGCATGCAGCGGCGACCGGCGGATCAGGGCATGCGTGGCCTTCTGCGCCGTAGCGGAAAGCCCGCGGCGCTGCATGCGCTTGCGGAGCATCCCCCACAGCGTCGGTCGATGGATGCTGTTGAAGAAGTTGGCCACGTCCAGCTGCAGGTAGTAGCCGCCACCCTGGCCCGAGTGCACTTGCCGGCTGAATTCCTGAGCCCTGCGGACGGCGGCGTGGCTGCCGCGGCCCTTACGGTTGGCGTAGCTGTCATGGATGAAGGTCGGCTCCCACAGTGCCTCCAGCTGCGGGACCAGCCAGTGGTGCACCACGCGGTCGGCGAAGTCCGGCGCGTGGATCTCGCGCGCCTTGGGCCGGGTGGCGATAAAGCAGGTGGACGGGCGCGGCGACCAGGTGCCGCCGACCAGCTCACGTTCGAGCCGCAGCAGCCCATCGGACCAACGCCCGTCGAAACGGAGCTGGTTGAAACTGGGGACCTTCTGGCGGCGCGCGCGCCGCCATGCCCGGTACAAATCCTGCAGCGAGACTTCCCCCTGAAACTCACCGGCACGACGCACGGCCAACGCGAACCCGTTGTTGTTGCGGTGGTTGTTGTTGACGTTGCCGTTGTTGAAATTGACGTTCCACGCGGACGCCGAAGACCAGGCGGCCGCCTCCCCATGTACTTTCGACCCGTCAGCGCATCCGTGCTGGTAGCGAAGCTTCGTCATGAATTGGCCCCCTCAGAGGCGACACGGGTACTCAGTTTCTGGCCACGCTGCGCGACGCCATTGGCTTGCGCATTCTGGGCTTGGGGGTTTGCCAGCCGACGGCGCCAACCGCCGGCCTGCGCGCCGAGCTCTTCAGCCAGGCGGATCAGCATCTCGAACTGCCGGAAGCTGCGGAACGCCTGGAACAGTTTGGCGGCCTGCAGATGCTGCTTGAGGTCATCGATTTCCCACACCAGCTGCCCGACCCACTTCGGCTGGCTGGCGCGGTCACGCCACGCACGGTTCGCGGTGCTGTTCACCGACATCATCTGGCGGCGCAGGTCCGACCCGATCATGTAGCGGTGGTAGCGCGGGAACTGCCGGACGGCCTGCTCAATTTCGAGCAGGAGCCGTTCGCACGCTTTGAGGATGGGCGGGAGCTGGAAGCGGGAATTCATCGATATGCCTCAGCAGAGAATCAAATCACTGACCGGCACGACGCACGGCCAACGCGAACCCGTCGGCGCAGCGGCGGTAGCCGCTGACGCTGCCGTAGCCGAAATCGACGAACCACGCGGACGCCGAAGACCAGGCGGCCGGGGTATTCGTCCAGTACCAGTCGTTCTGGATGTCCTGGAAGAAGTCGGTGTTGATAGCCGGGCTGTAGCGGCTTCGGTCGATGAGCAGCTGCAGCTCTTCGATGGTCGGCAGGTCCCAGTCGCTGTGGCCAGCCAGCGTCAGCGCCTTGCACGCGGCCTCGCATTCCTCATGCGGCACGTCGCTGTCCACGACGCTGGTGGCGCTGAAGGTGAGGCCGTGGTCGGGCAGGAAGACGGCGACATGGCCGGTGGCGTCGTCGGGAAGCTGCGCGCCATCGGCGCCGATCTTGATGAACTTCGGGTTGCTCATGTGGTGCTCCTGGTGGTTACGGGGTGGTGATCAGGTACTTCGGGTCGATCTGCCAGCCGGCCTCGCGGGCAGCCAGCAGCCTCAATTCGTTGGCGTCGAAGTCGTCCAGGCCCAGGTGGGCGATGGATGCCTCGACGTGCTGCGGCGGCAGCGGCCGGTCCACGTTGAACAGCGCATAGACCGTGTGCTTCGAGACGCCCCACGCTGCGGCCAGGTGCTGCATCTGCTGGCCTTCCTCGCGCAGGTGCCGGCGGAGGTGGTCGCGGACGGTGCGCACGTCGCGCGGGTAATGGATCGGCCGGCCGATCGGCGATTTCGGACAGACGAAGGGATGCCGGTTGCTCATGCGGCTACCCTGATCCCGGCCTGACGCTCCAGGCGCTCGGCCTCGGCCGTCAGGAACTCGTAGCGCTCACGGGCGGTGAAATAGCCCTGATCGCCAGCACCCAAAGCGTGTTGCGCCGCCTCGCGATGCTTGGCCGCCAACCGGGCCGGGTCATGGTCGAAGATGTCGAGCTGGCCTTTCATGCTGGACTCCTGTGTGTGGGTGCCTGCGTTGGGGAACCCGGCCGGCGCGGGTGTCGCTGCCCGTGGGGAGCGGGCAGCAGGGGGGGGTCAGGCAGCGAGGGGAAGGCTGGTGTCGGCTGCGGTGCGCAGGACGCTGATCAGCCGCTCGCAGATCGCCGGCAACTGGTCACCGTCATAGAGCTTCGCGCCGCGCTCGGTGCTGACCGGCGCAAAGCCAAGTTGGGCGAGGCCGTCAGCTGAGATCGACAGCGGCGCGATGCGAGCATTGATGTCGCCCAGCTTGAGTTTGGGAACCGCTCGCGGCGCGGCAGCCGCTGCCGGCGCGGCCGTGGGCGCTGAGGGTTGCTGGGCGGGCTCGGCCACAGTTGCCGGCGCTGCGGGCTGCTGAGCGACGGCCTGCTGAACCTCCGCTGCCTTGCGCGCCTTCTCCGCCTCTTCGGCGCGGATCTTTTCGCGCTCGTCGTCCAGTCGCTTCTGCTCGGCCTGCTGGTGCGCGGAGACGCGCGCCGCGACCAGGTTCCGCAGATCATCCGGCGCCTTATCGGCGCACAGCTGCACGCGGTCGGCGAAGAGGGTGGCGTGCTCCGCGTGCTCGGCCAAGATCGCCATGTTTGCCCGGAGGCGCTCGGCGGTCTGGCTGGCGCTGATCTTGGCGTTCGTCGCCACCGTATCGACCGCGTCCTGCATGCTGGTGAGGGAGCGCTTCCCCTTCATGGCCGCCTGCAGGTCAGGGATCAGCGTCGCCGGCATCTGCAGCGCGTGCTCGCCCAGCGTCTCGTTGATGGCCCGTACGTGGTCCTGCACGGCGCGGCGCGCAGCGTTGCCGATCTCGGTGCGGCGCTCCTCCTTCCGCTTCGTGACCAGCTTGTCCAGCGCCAGGCGGGTGGTCCGGGCCTGCTCGCTGATGTCGTCGATGGTGCGGAACAGCAGGTCGATGCTCTCGGTCTGGCTCAGGGCATGCTGCTTGGCACCGGCCAGCTGGCTTTCGATGTCACCGCACCACTTCACGGTCTTCTCGGCGTCGGCGAAGTCCTGATCGGTGACCAGGTCCTGACTGATGCCCTGGAACACTGCAATTGCGCGCTCCTTCCACTCGGCGAGGTTCGATGCCGTGACCATGCCGGTTACTTCGATGCGGAGCGCCGGCATCTGATTCGGCGCGCGGCCGGCGGCGACCGGCGCTGCAGGCGCCTCCGGCTCGTAGGCAGCCACGTCGGCCTCCAGCTGGGCCCAGCCGGCGACAATGCGCGCTCGCAGCTCGGGGTTCGGCGTGTACCAGCAGTGGTGCTCTTCGACCAGGTCGTCGCCGTTCCACTTCGAAGCCATGAACAGCACGCGCTCGGCGCCGCTGACCATGGCCTGGTGTTCCATCTGCACCTGATAGTGCAGCGGCAGGTCGTGGTTGCCATCGTGCATCGCCGCGCGCAGGTCATCATTGAGCGACTTGTGCTCGAAAGCTACGTCCTCAAGCAGCGTCAGGCCGTCGAAGCTCGCCGAGAACTTTCCGTCGACGCCGACGCAGGGATACAGTTCCTCGCCGATGATGCTCTCGGCCAGCGGCCGGGCCAGTTCCTCGAAGCGGTGCCCGTCGGCGAAGCGCCGCAGCGTCGCAGCGTCATGCTCCTGGGACGTGCCAGCGGCAAGCTCGCGCACCAGCTGGCTGCGGGTCTTGTAGGGGCTGCAGCCCATCATTGCCGGCGCATCGCTGGCGTTGAAATGGTTGGCGCGGTGGGCATGCCATTCCGGCGTCCCCTGGATCAGGTTCACGGTCTTCATGCTCAGTTCTCCACGCCGGTATGGGTGTTGTCGTCGTTCTCCACATCGCCCTCGTCAACGTCGGTTGGCGGGTTGCGGATCTCCTTCAGCTGCTCGGCCGTGAATCGGGCCTTGGTCTGCAGAGTTGCGATCAGGTCCTCGGCGGACTTCTTGCCGCTGGCGATGATGTCCCACCACTTCGGCAGGTTCGCTGCGAAGTCCGCTTCCGAGTACAGCGGCAGCGCCTTGTCGGCGGTGACCGCAGCCGTCGTGCGCGGCTGGTCCGATCCTGCCGGGATGTCCATCACCTCTTCAGCGATCGGCATGCCGCGCAGCACGTCCGGGAACACGTCGCGCAGGGCAAAGGCCCGGGCGCGCATCTGGCGCATGCGCTTCGGGTACTGCGTCCAAGGCCCAGCTTTACCGAGCAGGCCGGCCACCTTGGCGTCGTCCATGCTGAAGGTGCGGACCTCCTCGGCTTCGCTGCGGCGCTTCACCCGGCAGACAGCGGTGTGGCCGTCGTCAGCCTCGGAGATGTACTCGCACAGCGGCGAGCTGCGGACCAACGCGATCACCGCATCACCCCACAGTGCGGGGCGTCCGTTGATGATCGCGAGGTTCTGGAGCGCCTGCAGCGGCTTCAGGCCCAGCTCTGCACCCCACTGCATCGCAATCAGGCAATTGGCGGGCTTACCCTTGAAGTCCTTCGGCACCAGGTCGCTGTCGGCGAGGTAGTCGGCGAACGTCAGGGCCTGCTCGAACGTCTGCGGGCTGAGGTCGAACTGCTGGCGCGGCTGCTGCGCCATCGCGGCCTGCGGGTTGGTCAGGTCATTCATTGCACGTCTTCCTTGGGCAGATTGATGCGGACCAGCGGGGCGGCGCGGCGCATGGCGCGCCGGTGAGCCAAGTGGCGGGTGAAGGCCGGCCACGCCTGGCGCACCTCGGCCCAGCAGCGGTAGGCGAAGAACAGGGCGCCGATACCGCCGATCAGAATGAAACTGTCGGCATTGGTGATCAGGGCGCGCAGCACCACGGCGGCGCAGAAAGAGGCGACCAGGGCGCAGAGGAAGGCAGCGGTCAAATGGCGCATTCGCTATCTCCTTGGGCGCAGACGCCGTTCACTGCTTCGTCGGCGTCTACCGGGTCAATGGGTGCCAGCGGCTCAGGCCTCGGGATGTCGGCGAAGAGGCGCGTCAGTTCGGTTTGGGGGGTCATGCCGCGTCTCCGCGCGTCGCCGAGTTGGCCGGGTAGGGCACGACCTGGTGAGCCTGAGCCGCGAGCGTGCCGACACCGGTCGCAACGGCAACTCGAACGATCTGGCGGACAGTCATCGGGCAGTAACCCAAGCTCTCAGCGCGCTTCTGGACCAGCTGGCGGAAGCGGGTGTTCTCGAAGGTGTTCATGCGGCGCTCCTGGCGTAGGCGGCGGCAGCGGTGGAAGGGGAGACAGGCTGGCGGGCGTTGATGGCGGCGAGTCGGCGGTCGATTTCTGCGCGCACCTGCTGGACCTGAGGGGTATTGACCGGCTCGAACTCGACGTACTCGATGGCGAGCCCCAGATGGTTCGTTTTCTCGACGATCCTCATGCGGCGTCCCTCATGTCGGAGCTGGTCAACGTCTGCATCTGCCCGTCAACGCGGTCGGAGATGTTGCGGACCAACTCAGCGAGGTCACGGGCATAAGGCAGCAGGTGCGGCGGAACCTTCTGCGACATCAGGAAGTGCACGACGTGCCGAAATCCGCTCAGCGCCGAAACCATCTCGGCGGTTTCGGCCTTGGCCTCCAACTCGGCTGCAACCTGATCGCAGGCGAACTGGTAGGCCTCGTCGTTCTGCTCCGGAGCGTCGTCGTTACGGGCAATCTGGTAGTCGGCTGGCATGTCGTGACCCCTATGTCAGAAAGCCCAATTACTGACCGGCACGACGCACGGCCAACGCGAACCCGCCGTAGTCGCGGGGGCTGCAGTAGACGCAGCCGTAGCTGAAATAGACGAACCACGCGGACGCCGAAGACCAGGCGCACAGGTCGGATGTCCAGAACCAGCCGCTCTTCGGGAAGTCAGGGAACGCGGCGGTATCGATCGCCGGCTCGTGGCGGGTGATGTCCACCAGCGTGAGCAGCTCGGCGCGGGTCGGCAGGCGCCAATCCTTGTGGCCGGCGAAGTCCAGCGCGGCGCAAGCGTCGATGGCTTTCTGGTGTTCGAACTCGCCAGTCAGCGGCTTGGCGATCCACTCGAGGCCGGTGGTCGAATCGATGACGGTCAGCACGCCGCCATGGGTCTGGGTGAAGCGCTGCTGCGACTGCTGGCTCATCTCGTTCTCCAGCCCCGCCTCGTTGTGAGGGTGTCGTGGGGCGATGGAGCTAGTAAACCATCGGTTACTTGTGCCAGTCAATTAAAAGTTACTTAAAAGCCGATTTTATTTCTGAACGAACGCAGTTTCGTTCAGATTACGGCCCTGTTTCGAGGTCTACTTGGTCCTGGCGCAAGTAATCAATCGCCATCTGCTGCGACTCCAGCATTCCTCGGCATGTCTCGCCTTCACGCTTGGCGCGTTCGACGTCGCCGTGTTCCAGCGCGGCGTGCAGTTGCAGGTTCGCCGCTTGGCGCTTCGGCGTGACGAGAGGCAGCCATGCGCCATAACGGGCTGGCTTCCCGCCAGAGGCCAGGTGGGCCTTGGCATGCGTCCAGAGAGCGGCAGTTTGCGCTCCATTCCCCATGTTGCGGAACTGCTCTGCGGAAGCGGGGCGATCACCAGCTGCTTCAGCTGCGGCAAAGAAATCCCACACTCCAGCGCAGTAGGCGAAGGTGTCCGCCGTGCGAGTGGCTTGCTCAATTGTGGCTCTATCCTCATCAGTGACGGCAGGGCCGCTGGCGAGTGCCACCGCGAATAGAAGCGCATTCAGAGCCATTGTTCACCCGTATCGTGAGCGAAGAAGTCCGGCATCTTCGAAGGAAACACCATCGCGCATACAGTCTTGGGCGCGCTCTAGGTCGCGATGGAGCTGGATGAGATCGTCATCGGGAAGAGCCTCAATGCCGGTGTAGCCGAAACAAGCCTGATCGATGAGCATCTGCATTGAAGAGCCCCAGCGGCGACGGAAGTGGCGGATCATCCGGCAATGTGACTCGCGCAGGATGAAGTCCATGCCTTGCGGAGCTTGTTCGACCACCAGGCGCAGGGCAGGGCGAGCCTCCTGCGCCTCCCCGCGAAGCTGTGCAGTCCTAAGTGCCAACCGCTGCGCGAGTTCCTCGAACCTGCTGTCCTTGTGCATCCGCTCCACCCCTGATTTTCTTTGCCAGAACCTTTGTCAGGTCGAACACATTGTCAGCGCGGACCTCTGCGCCGAACTCCTCGACCACCTCGAACGCCGTTTCCAATAGAACTTCGTCGCTGATCCACTCGGCCGGTTCGCCGGTGAAGTCCAGGTAGTGACGAAGAAGTAGAACCGACGCGGCCAGCTTGCCGAAGTCGGGTCGCGCTGACTGAGACGCTGTGCGCTCGGTCGCGTATCGGGGGCCTTCGCCGGACGACAGCCACCTTGGGCTTACGGCAAAGTGGCGTGCCCATCCGGTCAGAAACACCCCGTTTGGATTTTGGTTCAGGCCTTTTTCCAGGCGACCGACGTACTGCTTCGTCGTCCCGACGATGTCAGCCATCTGTTGCTGGGTCAGCTGCGAGGCCTTCCGCAGCTCCTCTAGTCGGGCGCCAATGCTCATGTAACGAATGATTGACGGAAATGTGGAAATCATGGTTGACTACCACCGGTAACCGATGATTTACTGTCGCCATGAATCCGACCTTGGCCCAAGCAAAGACCGCCCTCGGCATCGAAACGAACGCCGAGTTCGCCCGCTTCCTCGGCCTCCCGCGCCAGTCGATGACCGGCCGTGGGGACCACGACCAACTGCCGGATGCGTGGTGCTGGCGGGCGGCTCAGAAGCGGCCCGACCTGTTCAAGCCCGCCGCTGCATCCCGCCGCAAGAAGGCCGCCTGACATGGCCGCTTCGTCCCTGATCTGAATTTCCATCTGGCCGCTCTCCGTTTCGGTGAGCGGCCATTTTCACGACCAAGCAGGGGAACGCAGGGGAACACGAATACCCCAGCGTTCCCACCAACGAGATAACTGCATGAAAAGCCTCACGATTACCTACGAAGACGGCCTCACCCGCAATCGCACGCTCCGCGAACACATCGCCAGCAAGGTCTACAGCGGGGCAGGGGTGACGGCAGTCGCCGGCCGCCTGGACATGGCCCCTTCGAAGCTGAGCGAGAAGCTCGCCGGCGCAGACAGCGGCGGCAAGCCCCGCGGCCTGTCGATCGACGACCTGGAGAAGTACATCGCCGAGACGCGCGATGTCTCCCCGATCCACTACCTCATGGAACGGTATCTGATCACCCCCGAGGCCGCGACCGCCGAGGCCATGGCCGAGCTGCAGAAGCACCTCGAAGCCCTGAGCGGGACGCTCAACAAGCTCGGGATCCGCTGGCCGTGAGCGCACCTGCCAAGAACCACCCGTGGCGCGCTTTCAATCCCGGGAGCCTGAAGTCCGGCACCGAGAAGGCCCGCGCCGATCGCGTCATCCCGTTGCATGCCCGCCCGATCAAGGGCTGAGGAGCTGGCAATGAATCATCCCGCACGTACCGCCGATCCCAGCAGCAGCCACGAGGCCGCTGCGCACATCGTGTCGTCTGGACTGCAGGCCCAGCAGCACTCCGTCGCCGCCTCTGCCGTACGCAAGCACCCGGGCCTCACCAGCTTGGAGCTGGCGCGCGCCACGGGCCTCGACCGCTTCATGCTCGCCCGCCGCCTCCCGGAGCTGGCTCGCAACGGGCTGATCGTGCGGGGCGCCGTTCGCAAGTGCTCGGCCAGCAACGGGCGCAACGGTTGCACGTGGTTCCCCATCACCAGCCTGACGGACGACGCTCCGCGAGCCGCCTGAGCCATGAACTACTACGAGCACCACATCGGCGACTACGCAGCAGCGACGGCCCACCTGTCGCTGTTGGAGGACGCGATCTACTCGCGCCTGCTGCGCCGGTACTACCTGCAGGAAGAGCCGCTTCCGGTCGAGGTTCGTCAAGTAGCGCGCCTGGCCGGCGCCCGCTCCCCGGAAGAGATCGAAGCGGTAGAGGTGGTGCTGGCCGAGTTCTTCGTGCAGGAGGCTGACGGCTGGCACAACAAGCGCGCCGACGAAGAGATCGAGCGCTACCAGGCCAAGCAGGACAAGGCCCGCGCCAGTGCGAATGCCCGGTGGAGCAGGGATGCAATGCCTTCGGAATGCGGTCGCAATGCGGACGCAATGCAAGCGCATAGCGAAGGCAATGCTCTCCAGACACCAGACACCAGTAACCAAACAGAAGAGCAAAAAGCAGGAGCGAGGCGTTCGCCGAACGGCTCACGACTCCCCGACGGATGGGCGCCTTCTGCCGAGGACATCGATTTCGCGATTGCCGAACGCCCCGAGGTCGACTGGCGCGCGGAGGCTGAGAAGTTCCGCGACTACTGGCACGGCGTCGCTGGCGCCAAGGGGCGAAAGGCGAACTGGCACAGCACCTGGCGCAACTGGATCCGCCGTGCCGACGCGCCGCGCGGCGCTCGTGCTGGGCCGGGGAACGTCCAGCAGATCGGGAAAACGGCGCAGGGCTTGATCGCATTGGAGGATTTCGGAAATGGCGGACTGGATCAAACGGGAAATTTCGGAGGGGCTGAAGCGCTTGATGTGCTTAGGCCTGGAGCGTACGCCGGCAGCGGAGGTCATCCAGCTGACCGCCGCCGTCTGGCTGGAGGCAATCACTGAGGGCCGGCAGTACGACGCCCAGCTCGACGCGCCGCGGTTCAAGCGCGGGTTCGCCGTGCTCTGCCGCCAGCGCAAGACGTGGCCGACGCCGGCTGATCTGCTTGAGGCGATGCCGCCGCGCGAGCAGCTGGTGCTGGCCAAAGTTCCGATCCCCGCGAACCCCGAGCGCGTCGAGGCGGCAGCAGCCGAGCTGGGCTGGGGCCTGAGGTCAGGCCGAAAGGTCGGAGGCCGGCGATGAACATCCAGAAGCTCCAGAGGCTGGCCGACGGGATCCCTACCGCGATGCTCGCGCTCACCACTCGCCAGGTTGTCGCTGACGTGATGGCGGTCTACCGCGTGTCGCACATCACTGCCGAATCGATCGTGGAAGTGGCGAGGTTGCGGCATGGCCGGCATTGACGAAAAGCGCAACGCACACCAAGCCGGCCGATGGATGCGCGAGGCCGCTAAGGGCCGGGAGTCGGTCCCGATGTACGAAATGGGTCCAGACGGCCACGAGCTGCGCAAGGCATGGCAGGCCGGCTGGGACGAACGAGACAGCGAGATCAAGAGGGAGAGGGCGGCATGAAAAGGTACTTGCCTGTGTGGTTTTGCTTGCTGATGGTCGCAATCAACCTCCCTTGGGCGCTCGCCGGCAGTGTGGTGAACATAGCTTCGGCCTCGTTCTGTTCCGCATGCGCGCTTGCTTGCTACTTCATGGCAAGGACCACGCGATGACCGGCAAGCGCCTATTCGCAGCACGCCGGGACAACCCCCGCCTGCCTCTGGTGATAGACGGGGCCGTGGCCGAGATCCGCCGCCGGGCGCTGGACGGCGAAGACTTCGACGTCGAGGTCCGGGAGCCGAAGCGCACGCTGGATTCGAACGCCTGCATGTGGGCGACGCTGGCCGACATCGCGCGCCAGGTCGAATGGCCGCACACCAAGGGCGGCGAATGGAAGATTGGCCTGATGGACACCGACAGCTGGAAGGCCGTTCTGACCGCAGCGTTCGAGCAGGAGACGAAGCAGGCCCAGGGCATCGGCGGCGGCACGGTCATGCTCGGCGCCCGGACCAGCCAGTACACCCGCCGGAAGATGGGCGAGCTGCTGGAGTTCGTGCACGCCTTTGGCGCCGAGCGTGGCGTGAGGTGGTCCGCCCGCGCGCAGGACGAGATGGCCGACTTCGGGCCGGTGCGGAGGGCTGCGTGATGGCGGTCATTCTGGATGTTCTCAGCATCGCAGCGTTCCCGCTGATTTTCTTCGGAGTGACTATTCCGGCGTTTCGGGGCTTGCTGTGGCTCGTGGACCGCGTGCTCGACGGCCGCAACCCGCTCGACAACTTCAAGGACTGGCAGGCATGGGTAGCGTGGGTGATGTACTTCACCGGCGCCTTCTGGAGCCTCGGGCTCGGCATCGCGGCCTGTGCCGCGTATGGGTTCTGGATGGCCTCGCCATGAGGACGAAGAACTCCAAGGCCTTCACCGCGGCCGAGTCCGCCCACATCGAAGCGGTGAAGTGGCTGCCGTGCTCAGTCTGCGACGCCCCGGCGCCGTCCGATGCCCACCACATCAAGCAGGGCCAGCACTTCACGGTGGTCGCCCTGTGCAAGGACTGCCACCAGGGCAGCGCCAACGGCCTGCATGGCCGCCGGGTGATGTGGACCGTCATGAAGATGGACGAGATCGACGCGCTGGCGGTGACACTGGCCAGGCTCAACGGGCAGGGGAGGTTGGCGGCATGAGCCTGCTGATCCTCCCGTGGCCACCCTCGGTCAACACCTACTGGCGCACCTTCCGCGGCCGCATGTTGATCTCGGCCCATGGTCGGGAATACCGCGTCCGAGCCGTCGCCGCGGCGATTGCTGCGGAGCGGTTCGGCCAGGCTCAGGTCGCCGTCCGTATCGAGGCGTGGGTTCCGGACAACCGCCGCCGGGACGTGGACAACCTGCTGAAAGCCCCGCTGGACGCGCTGGCCCACGCGGGGGTCTACGAGGACGACAGCCAGATCGTGGAGCTGAGCATCCGCCGCGCTGGGCTGGACCGGGCGAATCCTCGTCTGGAAATCACGCTGGAGGCCGCATGACCCGCGCCGCACAGATCAGGCAGTGGCTGGCCGACAACCCGGGCTGGCACTTCGCCGGCGACGTGGCCGACGGTATGGGTGCGCGAGGCCCGGACAGGAAGAGGCTGACCAGCGCCCTTGGCCAAATGACCATCAGCGGCACCGTTCGCTTCGCTGGCAAGCATGGATCCATGCGCTATGCCGCTGGCCGAGCAGCTCGCAAGTACACACAGAGGGCAGGGTGACCTATGAGCACTGCACGCCTCCAATCCGTTGATCGAGCCCGTCGGTCCAGCACCATGGACAAGGCGCCTCACCGTCAGTTCCATCGGCCGGCCCTGCCTGTAGGGGTGGTGACGGTGAAGGCCGATGTGCAGCGGGTGGCCGAGCGTGCGCTCGCAAAGGTGAAGGAAGTCCGCCGGGCCAGGAGCTGCAGCACTGTCGTGTTCGCCGACCCGGACGGTCGGGTCTACGCTCTGCGCAGTGAATCGGTCAGTGCCGACACTATGGCCAGCAGCCACGCGGATTGGTTCGTGTGCGAGTACGCGGGCCGGCACAGCGACGGCAGCATCTCGGGATGCCCGGGGGTGGAGGACATCGCCGAGGACCTGGCGTTCCACTTTGCAGAGATGGGGCGAGAGCTGAGGGACGTCCCAGAGCAGTTCGACCTTTGGGGATTCCACGGCGCCTTCGCCGAGGCGCTGTGCCATCTGGCTTCGCGCCAGAGCAAGTGCCGCGGCAGAAGCCAGCACCCTCCGTTGAACCTCTGCACAGCCAGGGCGTAATGGGGTCATGAGCGACCGCCAGACGTTCCGCACCCGACTTCACGCCCTGTCCGACCTGCACGCTTCGGTCGTGAGGGCGGATGGCACCGTGGCGGGCATCACCCGCGAGCCGCTCCCGTTTTGGAACACCCGTGAGGGCGCCACCCGGGGCGCCGAAGAGTACCGGGGCGACCAGCACGCAGGTGTCGACAACAGCGTGCAGGCAGCACAGGGCAGCCGCCTTGCGGCGGGCGTCTCGGATGGCGCCGACCTTTGCACCCTGGGAACTGCCGATTTTGGCCCGTGCGTCGTAGGTGTGGCGGCATGGGAGCCCTGACCCCGAAGCAGGAGGCCTTCTGCCAGCGGTATCAGGAGACCGGCAACGCCAGCGAGGCATACCGGCTCAGTTACAACGCCAAGGCCATGAAGCCGGAGACGGTGAACCGCTCGGCCAAGGAACTGCTCGACAACCGCAAGATCGCCGCAAGGCTCGATGAGCTGCGTGCAGCTGTCCAGACAGCTCATGGCGTGACCATCGCCAGCCTGCTGGCTGAGCTGGAGGAGGCGCGCGGCGTCGCCAGAGGGAAGGAGCAGGCTGCGGCAATGGTCCAAGCCACGATGGGCAAGGCCAAGCTGGCCGGGCTTGACCGAGATCCGGACGTGGACGACACACCCACGCCGGCCACTGTGCGAGTTGAAGTGGTCAGCGGTAGAAAGCATGCCCAGGCTTAACGAGCCCCAGGCTTCCTTCCTCCAGATGCCTAACAAGTTCCGTGCCTTCGTGGGCGGCTTCGGCTCTGGCAAGACGTGGGTCGGCTGCGGGTCGCTGTGCAAGCACATGTGGGAGCACCCGCGCGTGCCGGCCGGCTACTTCGCGCCCACATACCCTCAGATCCGCGACATCTTCTATCCGACCATCGAGGAGGTCGCCCACGATTGGGGGCTGCGCACCGACATCACCGAGTCGAACAAGGAAGTGCACCTGTACGCGGGGCGGCAGTACCGCGGCACGGTCATCTGCCGGTCGATGGACAAGCCGGCCAGTATCGTGGGGTTCAAGATCGGGCGTGCCTTGGTCGATGAGATCGATACGCTGAACAAGCGCAAGGCCCATGACGCCTGGCGGAAGATCATCGCCCGTCTGCGCGTGAAGGCTGCCGGCCTGCAGAACGGCATCGACGTGACCACGACCCCCGAGGGGTTCAACTTCGTCTACGAGCAGTTCCAACAGCTGCCGAGCGAGCAGCCGGCGAAGGCCGCGCTCTACGGCCTGGTGCATGCCAGCACCTACGACAACGAGGCGAACCTTCCGGACGACTACATCTCGTCCCTGTTCGAGACATATCCGGCGCAGTTGGTGCAGGCGTACATCGAGGGGCTCTTCGTCAACCTGACCAGCGGTTCGGTCTATGGCACCTACAGCCGCAAACTCAATGGCACCTCGGCAACCATCGACGATGACGAGCCGCTGCATGTGGGAATGGACTTCAACGTCATGAACATGACGGCCGTCGTCTGCGTGATCCGCACAGACCAGCCGCTGGCGCTGGAGGAGCTGACCGGGATTCGTGACACGCCGGCCATGATCCAGGCGCTGAAGGAGCGGTTTCCCGATCGGCGGATCACGGTATACCCGGATGCCAGCGGTGGCAGCGCCCACACCAACAACGCCAGCATCTCTGATCTTGGTCTGTTGCGTGCCGCCGGCTTCACCCTTCGCGTGCCGGCAGCCAACCCCCGCATCCGCGCGCGCGTGGTCAGCGTCAACGCCATGCTCTGCAACGCCAAGGGAAAGCGTCGCCTGCTGGTGAACCCCTATGGCTGCCCGAAGCTGGCCGAGGCGCTGGAAAAGCAGGCGTACGACGCCAACGGCATGCCCGACAAGACGACCGGCTTCGACCATGGCCCGGATGCCATCGGCTACTTCATCCACACCAGGTTCCCGGCGGTGAGCAGCGCCCGAGAGCGGACGTCCGTTGAACGCAATGCGCCCCTGGTGCCCCATACCCGCAGATGGCTGGAATCCCGGCCGGATGACGAGAACGACGTCGCTGCCCGTAGGAGAAACAACCTGTGACGCCCGAGACCAATGAATTCGCCTTCGCCGATGCGCTGGACGCTGACGCGATGGCCGAGCAGGAGCGGGCGGCCGAGGCCGAGCGCATCCTGCAGGAAGAGGCTGACGTAGCCGCCTGGCACAAGCGGATCGAGTTCGCCCGTGAGTTCGACAAGGATGCCCGCAAGGGCTACGCGCGGGACCGGCGCTACTGCCGCGGCTCTTCGGACCCCCAGGTCTTCGACGTTTCGGTGCCGATCGCTGCCACCTACGTGAACATCCTGACGGGCTTCCTGTACGCACGGAACCCGGAGACCAGCGTCCAGCCAGCCGACAGTGCCGGGTCCAGCCGCACCGAAGACGCGAAGATGCTGTCGCGCACGCTCGAGATCGTCATCGACTCGCTGTGGAAGAAGGGCCGGCTGAAGGCGGTGGCCGATCCCTTCGTGCGCTCGGGCCTGAGCGTGGGCGTTGGCTGGTTCAAGGCTGCTTGGCACCGCGAGACCGACCGCGACCCGGCCACCGACCAGCAGATCGGTACGCTGCGCGCCCAGATCGCCTCGCTTGGGGACACCGAGCGCCAGCTGGCCGAAGGCGATGCCCCGAACCCGGACGAGCTGCGCGCCATCTACGAGCAGCAGATGGCCAGCCTGGAGCAGGGCGTGGAGACGGTGATCTCCAGTGCCCTCGTGCTGGACTTCGTTCGCGCCGAGGACATGCAGTGCGCCGTGTCCCTACCGTGCCTGCGCGACTACGTGAACAGCCCGTGGAACGCCCAGCGCATCTTCATGCCGCTGGCCGATGCCAAGGCCGCGTACCCCGAGCACGCCGAGCGGCTGGGCAGCGCCACCAAGTTCTACAACGTCCGCCCGACCGACACCGAGAAGGACGCCGGCAAGATCACCGACAGCGACGCGGACGCCTACTCGACGGGCAGCGCCGGCCAGGCCACGGCCAGTGGCGATGAGGCCTGCGTGTGCCTGTGGGAGATCTGGAACCTGAAGACCGGGCAGTTCGCCACCATCGCGGTCGGGCTGAAGCGCTACCTGCGCGCGTGGGTGACGCCGGATCAGGCGTCCAGTCGCTTCTACCCGTTCTTCCAGTGGGCGCCGCTGTGGGTCGATGGCCGCCGGCACCCACAGTCGCTGGTGGACCGCTCCCGCGAGTTGCTGGACGAGTACGACCGGATCCGCACCAACTACCGCGAGCATCGCCGCCGCTCGATCCCGAAGCTGGGCTTCGATGCTGGCGCGGTCGAGCCGGCGGAAGCTGAGAAGATGAAGGGTGGCGGCATCGGGGAAATGATCCCGCTCAACCTCAACGGGGTCTCACCGAACGCGGTGGTGTTCCCGATCCAGTACAACCAGATCGACCCGGCGCTCTACGACACGTCCACCATCCGCTCCGAGCTGGAGCTGATCTGGGGCATCCAGGAGGCGCTGTCGTCCACGATCACCGTGGCCAAGACCGCCACCGAGGCGGACATCCAGCAGCAGGGCACGGAGTCGCGCATCGGCTACGCCCGCGACACCCTGGACGAGGTGCTCAGCGACTTTGCCCAGTACACCGCAGAGCTGGCCATGTCGCCCAACGGACTCACCCAGGACGATGTGGTGAACATCGCCGGCCCGGAGGCCTTCTGGATCAACACCGACCAGGTCTCGCTCATCGAGGCGCTGGTCACCGTCGATATCCGCGCCGGGTCGTCGGGCAAGCCGGCCACCGCCGTGAAGCAGCAGCAGTGGTCTGTGCTTCTGCCGCAGCTGCAGCAGTCCGTGATGCAGATCGGCCAGTTGCGCGGCTCCACGCCGCAGGACATCGCCGACAAGCTGGAGCAGCTGGTGGTGGAGACCATCAAGCGCACCGGCGACACCAGCATCGACCCGTACTCGATCATCCCGCAGCTGCCTCCGCAGCTGCCGATGGTGCCCGGCATGCCCGGCGCACCTGGCCCTGATGGCCTGCCGCTGCCCGCGGCGAACGATCCCGCCGCCATGGCGATGCAAGACCCCGGCATGCAGCTGCCCCCCGAAATGCTGCCGCCTGAACCCGAGCTCCCCGCCGCCTAAACGAGGACCACCATGCCTGACATCAACGAAACCCTGCAGGGCGCCGCGCCTGCGCCCGACACCGACCAGACCGTCACCGAGCAGGTGGAAGCGCCTGCGACCGAGCAACTGGATGCCTTCACCGCTGGCGTAGAGGAAGCCCGCGCCGCCGAGACGGCCGAAGCGCCGCCCGTTGTGGTGCCTCCGGCTGATCCTGCTGCTGTGGCCGATCCGGCTACACCGTCAGCACCGGTGGAAGGGGAGGGCGACCAGCCTCCCGCAGCTGCTGCCGCTGACCCGAACGCCGCGCCGGCCGCGCCCGCGGCACCTGCCCAGCCCGATGCACCGAAGTCCGTCGATGACGAGATCAAGGAACTGGGCATCACCAACGAGCGCACGCAGAAGCGCTTTCGTGATCTCTCCGAGCGCGCCAGCGAGGCCGACTCGCTCCGCGAACGTGCTGGCAAGGTGACCGACTGGGAGCAGACCATCCAGTCCACCGGCACCACGCCGCAGCAGTTCGGCGCCACGCTGCTGTACCTGACCGACATCAACTCCGGCGATCCGGTGCGCATGAACCGCGCCTACGAGACGATGGAAGCCGAGCTGAAGTTCCTGGGCGAGAAGCTGGGCCGTGAAGCGCCGGGCTTCGACCCGCTGGCCGCCCATCCGGACCTGGCAGAGAAGGTGAAGACCGGCGATATGGACCGGGCCGCAGCCGTCGAGCTGGTCCAGCACCGCCAGCGGGGCGTGCTGCAGACCGAGCAGCAGCAGAACCAGCAGCGCGTCAGCCAGTCCAAGCAGGAAGAGGATAAGGGCCTGCAGGCGGTCGCCGACCTTGGCGCCCAGCTGCGCACTGCTGATCCGCAGTTCCAGCAGAAGTTCGCCTACCTCGCGCCGACGGTCGAGATCATCCAGGCAACCATGCCGCCGGCACAGTGGGCCGCTGCCATCCAGCAGGCTTACCAGCGCCTGCCGCCGATCCCTGCTGCAGCACCGGCGGTTGCGACGCGCCCGAACAACCCGGCTCGCGCCAGCGCCGCCCCGGCAGTGCCGGCCACCCCCAAGAACCCGGCTGACGCCTTCTCCTTCGGCGTGGCGGAAGCACAGGCGCAGGGTCGATGAGCTGGCCCGTGCCGTCGAAGCTGGTTCGGCAGATCCACGCCATCCTGATCGTTCGCTACGGGATGTGGGGCTGATCTATAAAGCGGCCACCCGTCTTTACAGCAACTTGATACCAGCCCCGGCACGTCCGGGGCTTTTTTGTGTCCGTTGCACATGGGCGGGAGGCTGGGATTCTGGCAGCTCTTCCCGCAATACCCACCAACGGAGCCGCCAGCTATGAACGATCGACTGCGTCAGTACGACGCCACTGCCATTACCGCTTGTGACCCGCGTGCGCCGGATCAATTCGTATCGCAGGTGGATGAGGTCCTGGCGCAGCATGCCAATCTCCTCACCGAGCTCTCCGAAGAGCTGATCCGTGCACGCCAGTGCTTCCGCGCGGTCCTGCTCCCGGACGGTCCCGAAGGCTGTGCTTCGCCCGGCGAACCGGAGCCGATGCGCTCGCCGCTCGCTCAGGCCATTGTCGGCCAGACGCAGCTGGTCCGCTCGATGCTTCTGGACCTGCGCAGCCTCAACAACCGCAGCACGGTCTGACCGACCACCCAATCGACGCGACCACGACCCCGCTCCGGCGGGGTTTTTCATGTCCGTTGACAGTCCCGACCCCTGACGCATAGTCGCCCCCATCGGCAGATGCCGACACCGCGTGTGACGTAAGCCGGGTTCGCCACCGGTAGTGCTGAAAGAGGGTTCGCACTCCTCGAGCGCGGAAAGACCAAAGGCCCCACGGGCCTCCTCTCTTTCCCTTCGAGGCTACAACCATGCCCTTGACCACTGCCCAGCTGCTGGCTGGTGCCAACCGTCAGATGGAGTCGTACGCGGCAAACGACCCCATCGACCAGTTCTCCACCGAGCGCCCGTTCGCGTCCTGGCTGATCGCCAACAAGAAGGACTCGACCTTCGGCAACGGCATCTTCAACGAGAAGGTGCGCATCTCGAACGACTCGAACTACCAGAACTACACCGGCGACGACCAGGTCACCTACAACCGGAAGGACACCGTCCGGAAGGCCCCGTTCCAGCACTACGAAGCGCACGACGGCTTCACGCTGAACGAGACCGAGCTGGCCAACAACGGCATCATCCTGACCGACGACAAGAACGCCGTCATGTCGGACGCCGAGAAGATCCAGATCGTCAACCTGCTCGACGAGAACTGGTCGACGCTGAAGGATGGCTTCCAGGAAAACTGGGACATCGAAGTGCATCTGGACGGCTCGACCAACCCGAAGGCCGTTCCGGGCCTGGACGCGCTGGTCAGCACCACCCCGAACGTGGGTGTCATCGGCGGCATCGATGCGGCCACCTCGCCGTACTGGCGCAATTTCGCCGACATGGGGATCAGCACGGCCACCGCCGGCAACCTGATCAGCCACATGGAGACCCTGTGGCGCCAGACCATCACCTACGGAAAGATGGGCCAGCCCAACGCCATCTTCGTGGGCGCGGCGATGTACGACGCCATCCAGGCTGATGCGCTGAAGGTGATGTCGCGTCAGATCACCATCGGTGCCAACGCCACTGGCGGTATCACCCTGGACCCGTCCACCAAGGCGCTGTCGTTCAAGGGCGTGCCGGTCGTGTGGGATCCGTCCTTCGAGGTCATCGACGCCCGCCTGGGTGCGATCACTTACCCGTGGACCAAGCGCGGCTACTTCCTCAACAGCAAGACCCTGACACTGCGTCCGGTCCAGGGCCGCTGGATGATCAAGCGCACCCCGCCGCGCGTCTACGACCGCTACACGCACTACTTCGGGCAGACGGCCGATTACGGCCTGACCACGAAGAAGCGCAACAGCAACGCGGTCTTCTCGATCGCCTGACCCCTATCAGCCGGCGGGGCAGCCCCTCGCCGGCGGGAGACCTGAAATGCCCAACATCAAGAAGATCGTGGTCCCGGCAACCGTCAGCGCAGGCGCTGTCGTGGCTCTGGACGTCACCCCGCTCCTGGGCGGCGAAGGCCGCGAAGGCCTGCTGTTCGGCCCGGCCGGCGGCCTCGGCACCGGCGTGGTGCAGCTGCAGGGCGCGCCGAAGACCGCGGCCGGCGTGGCTGGCACCTTCACCACGCTGATGACCCTCACCTCGGCGACCACCTTCCCGGTGGAGATCCCCGACCTGCCCAACTACATCCGCGCCAACGTCACCACCGCGCCGGCGGCGGCCACCGAGCTGACGCTCGAAGGAGTCCAGTAATGGCCAAGTCCCTGACCACCCTGACGTTCGTGCTGCTGCTGATCGATCGCGACGCCAGCACGAAGATCCCGGTCGAAGTGCCGGACTACGAACAGTCGATCCTGGAAGAGATCTACGGCGAGGAGCTGGTTTTCGAACACAGCTCGCGCGAAGTGGAAGTCGAGGACTTCGACGTGCAGAAGGCCTTCGATGGCCTGGTATCCAAGTACCAGTCGACGGCCGAAGGCGACCGCGCCCGCAAGGTGCTGTTCCCGAAGCTGCGTGACCTGGAGAAGCGCCTGGGCATCAAGGCCGGCGACGAAGGCAAGAAGGCCGGCAAGAAGGCGAGCAAGGCCCCGGCGGAAGATCAGCCGAGCCTGCTGGACGGCACGGTCGATGACATCACTGCCGGCCTGGCCAGCCTGTCCGATGACGAGCTGAACGCGTTGGAGGCCGAAGAGGCTGCTCGCGAGAAGCCGCGCAAGGGCGTCCATGGCGCCATCGAGGCAGAGCGCACCGCGCGCGCAGCCAACCAGTAATCCCCCGCTGGCGGCGAGGGTGGCGGCCGGCCGGGGTGACCTGGTCGGCCGTCTTTTCATCGGGAACGACAATGGCAGATCCCATCAGCTACAACTGCGAGTGCGACGACGACTATCCCCGGACCACGCTGGCCGAGATGCGGAAGCGTCTGCTGCGTCGCCTGGGTTTTGCCGCGCAGGCCAACAACCCGCCCCCGGGCATGGCCGACCTGCTCAACGACTTCATCACCAGTGCGCAGGAGCTGCTGTTCCGGCGCTACTCGGTTCTCCGACGCGAGCGGTTCTATACCTGGAACCTCGTGGCCGGCACGCGCTTCTACGACCTCGACGCGAACGCGGATGAGTGCACGAAGCGGCTGGATCCGCGCATGATCAGCTGGGTCGGCCTGTCGCAGGGCGATGGCAACTGGCGCCCGCTGTACAGCGGCATCGATCCGGTCATGTACACCTCGCGCGGCCCGGGCATCCCGAGCCACTACGAGGTCCGGCAGTGCATCGAGCTTTGGCCGGCACCGGTGGATGCCACCTGGCAGCTGCGCATCAAGGGCCAATTCGGCCTGATGCCGCTGGCCGCCGACGGCGACTTCACCACGGTCGACCCGGAGGCGCTGTTCCTGCTGGCTCTGGCCAACGCCAAGGCGCACTACGGCCAGCCCGACGCTGGCAACTACGCATCGCAGCTGTCGTCCTACGTCCGCGACCTGGTCCGTGGCGACCACAACACGCGGCGCTACATCCCGGGCACGTCTGACCCGCGCAACGTTGTACGCCCGATCCCCGTCGGCGGCTGGCCGGAGGACTCGCCATGAGGCAGGTGTCTCTCTCCACGGTGAAGGCCGGTATCACCCGGCTGCGCAACAAGGGTGGGGCGTCGCAGGACTCGGTCTACGACCTGGTCAACGGCTACGTCACCGCGGCGCGCACCATCAAGTGCCGCCCGGGCACACGGATCGCGCACGCTCTCCCCGAAGGCACCAAGGGGCTGGTTTTCTTCCAGGGCAAATTCGTCGTGTTCGCCAACGTGGTGATCGCATCGACTTCCCCCGAGGTCGAGATCGAGGTGATCCGCCATCCCGACAAGCCCGGTGCGTCTATCAAGCAGATCCACTTCGCCATGCCGTTCCTCGGCTTCCTGTACGTGGTCGCTGAGTTCGAAGGCGGCGACGTGTTCCATTACTGGCTCGAGAAGGGCGAGATCTGGCAGCCCGGGAAGACCTATTTCCCCGGCACGCTCATCCGCCCCACCAACGGCAACGGGCTGGCCTACCGGCTGGAGGGCGACACCTCGGCATACCTGCCCTGGGCGCCGAACGTCGGCCGCGCTGTGGGTGATGTCGTCGTGCCGACCACCGACAACGGCTACAAGTACACGGTCATCGAGACCACCGGCAGCTCCGCGCGCTCGGGAACGACAGAGCCGGCATGGCCGACCAACGCCGGCGAAACCGTCTTCGAGGACGCCAACATCCAGAACGCGCTTGATGCGAACACCACGACCACGCCCTCGGTGCCGCCCAGCGTCAAGGACCGCTACGGATCGGGGAGAAGCTGATGGCCGTTCCTCTTTGGCAGCCAGGCACGCTCTACCAGCCCGGCGACATCGTCCAGCCCATTACCGCTCCCGCGGCAACCGCTGCGCAGGTGGAGAACGGCGATTTCTCCGCCGGCAACGTCAACTGGGACTTCACCGGCGGCGCTGAGTTCGTCACCACCGGTGGCTACAGCGGCAACGGCGCCTGCGTGCGCATGCCCGGGTCTGTATCCGACGGCCTGGCGCTCAACAAGACGAAGCTGGTAGTTCCCAGCACCGGCAGCACGTTCGAAGCCAGCGCCATGATCCAGCAGGGCGCATCCATCGCCGGTGCGACCAGGGGCTGGGTGGAGGTCCGCTGGTACGACAACAGTGACCTGCAGATTTCGGCCGAGCGCGGCAACGTGGTCAGCGATGGCAGCCGCGGCGCGTGGCATCAGTCGAAGGTAACCGCGACCCGTCCGGCCGGTGCCGCTTACGCGCGCGCGGGCATCGCGCTGTTCTCCGTGGCCGACCACACGCACCACATTTTCGGCGACAACCTGTCCGTCGCAGGCACCTTTGCAGGGCTGCCCGACGGGCTGGTCTACAAGGCCGTGCAGGATGAATCCGGCTTCTCGGCCAACGACGAGCCGGCGTGGCCGCCGATCCTTGGGCAGCAGGTCATCGACAACGACGTGATCTGGGAGGCGGTCGCGTCCACCCGCGTGACCTGGGAGGCGTCCCCGCTGTATGTCAGCGGCACCACGGAGCCCACCTGGCCGACCGAGATCGGCGGGTTCGTGCGAGATGGGACGATCAACTGGAAGACGGTCTCCCGCCGCGTGGAGGATCCCAACTGCCCGAACACCAAGATCGTGGCCATCGCAGCCAGCAAGGTCTTCGCCGGCGACGACGACATCGTGCGTTACAGCGCCACAGTCAACCCGCTGGACTGGACGAGCCCTGATGACGCCGGTTACCTGCCGACGGGTCTGCAGAACTATGGGTCCAACCCGGTCGCTGCGATGGGGCTGTACCGCGGCAACCTGGTGGTGTTCAACTCCGAAGCCTTCCAGCTCTGGCAGGTGGACGAAGACCCGGCCAGCATGGCGCTTGTGGACGCGCTGCCGCTGGGCAGTACCCAGCATCGATCCATAGCCCCGGTCTCCAATGACCTGTTCTTCGGCTCATCCCAGGGCATCCGGTCCATCGGCATTGCGGCCAGCTCGACCAACTACCAGGCCGGCGACGTTGGTGTGCCCATCGATCCGCTGATTGAGCCGCTGATCAGGTCACTGTCCGACATCAACAAGACCTCCCTGGGGCTGTTCTACCCCGCAAAGGGCCAGTACTGGTTCGGCATCGCCAGCACCGCGCCGCCGCCGCCGCTCCCCCCGCCGGATATCACGGGTGAGCCGCCTGAAGGGCAGATGGGCGTCGCCTATTCGTATCAGTTCGTCATGACGGGCGACTTCCCCGCATTCACTGCTGATGAGGTGGGCGGTAGCCTGCCGGCCGGGCTCGGAATCAGCGCTTCTGGCGTGCTTCAGGGCATCCCTCTGGAGTCATTTAATGGACCAATCACTCTGCGGGTGACTGATGCGCGCGGTGTCTCCGCAGTCAGGAACTTTGCCTTGAAGATTCGCGGCCTTCAGCACTGGAATGCAGCTGATAGGGCTTCTAGCGTCGTTCTTTCGGATGATGACCGGATCGCCGAGGTCGTCATCCCGACCACGCTCGGTGGATTTGGCGGCGTGCGTGGTGTCCAGTCGCGCAACACGGGGCGGTACTACGTCGAATACGAATGGACTCGTTACACCTCAGGTTTCATCGGATATGTCGGGCTGATTACTGCGGAAGGGGATCTGACCGCAAATCCTACCTCCCAAGCCCTCCGTACGGTCGGTTGCATGCAGACAAATCAGTACAACGTCGGCGGAACCAACAGTTCGGCGGCGCCAGCGCCGTCACTTGGTGCACGGGTAGGTATTGCTGTCGATATTGATGCCCACACAGCGTGGATCTCCATCAACGGGGTATGGAAATTCAACAACTCCCCTGAGAACACACCTGGCGGACTCGCTTCAACGGTTCCACCTGGCGCGCTTTTCCCAGTGTTCTATTCGTCCAACAACGACAGTGGTCTGTCGCAGCAAATGCGGCTGATTGTAGAGGGGCCTCAACAGATGTACCGCCCCGCAGGCTTCCTGCCGTGGGGTGGTGTCTGATGCTGGCGCATAAAGTGAAGGAGACGGCAGATGTCTGAATTTTTCGTCTACTCGATGACGAGCGTCGGTGCCGTGGGGGCTTGGTCCCGTTACGTCTTCCCGTTTGAGATCGACGACTGGGCCATCGCCGGGGATGACCTGTACCTGCGGTCTGGCGACAACATCCACGTCCTCTCGGAGGATGTTGTGGGCGACGAGGTTCCCACCACAGGTGTTATCCCATACCAGGGGATGATCCAGTGGCCGTGGCTCGATTTTGGCCAGCCTGGCGTCACCAAGAGCCTGTACGGCTTCGATGTCGTGGGTATCGGAGAGGTTTCTGTTGCCATCGGCTATGACCAGGCCAACGGCGGCGCCTTCACTGACCCATACGCCATCCCGCCTGACACGGTGCCGGGAATGGTCGTCCCCATGCCGCTCTCTGCGCCCTCGATGTCGGTGCGGCTGACCTACGACGGGTCGGAAAAGTGGCAGTGGAACGCCTTCAGCCTGTACCTGCAGGACCTGAGGGGCATGTCGTGAGTCCGTTGAACGACATGGCCAATGGTGAAGAATCTGCCCATGCAGACCGCCCGATTGCCCTCCAACGTCATTCCGTGCCGGCCGGTGCACCTGATTGCCCTGGCCGAATGCATGCGCGAGACCGAGCAGGCGCAGCTGCTGGCTGTGATGGGCACGCCGGAATACAACCCGGACACCGCGGCGCACTGGCTGGTGAACACCTGGGCGCAGTCGGCGCCCTTTGCGCTCACTGTGGTCGGCATGGATGGCATGCCGGCCGCTGCCGGCGGCTTCCACCCGGTAGCACCGGGCGTGTGGCAGTCCTGGATGGTCGGCTCGGAGCAGGGATGGGCCGAGCAGTGGCGTGCGATGACCAAGGCCACCCGCTGGCTGATCGACCGGCTGCTGGAGACGCAGGCGCATCGCGTGCAGACCAGCGCCATCACGACCAGAGAGAAGGCCATCGAGTGGTTCGAACGCTCGCTCGGCATGCGGCCCGAGGGCGTCTCGCGCGGCTACGGACTCAGGGGCGAGGACATCGCCCACTTTTCAAGAATGCGGGGTGAATGATGGGCGGCGGAAGCAACGGGTCAGCGACCAAGGCAGCGCAGGAGGAATCCTGGCGCCAGAACAACATCAACCAGGCCGTCAACCAGATCAACGCCATCTACGGCGGGGCGTCGCGGCAGAACGACATCAACGACTTCCTCGGGGCGTCACGGTCGTTCTATACCAACGAGCTGGAGAAGCAGAAGGGCGTGGCCGACCGCAGCCTGAAGTTCGCGATGGCGCGCAACGGACTGACCGGCGGCACAGCCGCGGTCGATGCAAACCGGACCTTGGGCGAGAACTACCAGTCCGGCATCCTCAGTGCTGACCGGCTGGCGCAGCAGGCCGCGGCGGACCTGCGCACGGCTGACGACAACTCGCGCATGAACCTGATCTCGCAGGCCAGCACCGGCATGGGCCTCACCAGCGGCGCGCAACAGGCCGCCCAGGCCATGCAGGCCAACCTGCAGAGCAGCCGTGGTGGCATGAAGGCGGATGCACTGGGCGACGTGTTCGGCGGCCTGGCCAACGTCTTCAGCAACAGCCAGAAGATGGCCGAGGAGCGCCGCGGCAGCCGGGCGTATGGCCTGCTGTATCAGCCCGGATTCGGCGCAGGCGCTGCCGCTGGTGGCGGTCGATGAACCTCGCTCCCGCCGAAGTTCTGGACGCGATGATGGCACCGGTCAGCTGCCCGACGCTGGCCGATATCTGCCGCCTGCAGGACGCCATCGCCCAACTGCCGCAGCACGAGTTCGTCGTGGAGCACACGTTCCTGCCTGGGCAATACCTACGGAAGCTGGTGATTCCGGCCGGGACGCTGCTGGTCGGCAAGCGCCATCGGCACCGGCATGCGCTGATCGTGACCGGCCACGTCACCGTGCGCACCGAGCGCGGCATGGTCGAGCTGCTGGGCACGCACGTCATCGACTCGCTGCCCGGGATGAAACGGGCCATTTACGCCCATGCCGACAGCGTGCTGATCACCAGCCACCTGACTTACGAAACCGACCTCGACAAGATCGAGGCCTACGTGATCATGCCGGACGACGCGGCGCTGGAAATCGAAGGGGAAACGAAATGACCTGGGTCGCAACTGCCATTGCCATCATCGGCGCCGGTGTGAATTACCACAACACCGAGCAGACCAAGAAGCGGCAGGACAATGAGCTCGGCCGGCAGATCCAGCAGCGCTCTGAGCGCCAGCAGGATGCCGACAAAGAGGTCATGGACACGATTGCCGACCGCGCGGGAAACAACGGCGATGCTGCGCGCTCTTCGATGCTCGACCAGTACATCAACCAGGTCCGCGCCGCGCAGGGCTCGGCCACCAGCGGGCTGCAGCAGGTCGGCGGGGTATCGTCTGCCTACCGCCAAGCCGCCAACGACGCCGCGCTGGGCATCAGCGACTATGCCGGCGACACGGCCAGCCTGATGAGCCGTATCGACGCGCCCGTGCGCCAGCGGCAGGGCGAGGCGCAGCAAAACGCGCAGCTCAGCACCGCGCTGGGGTTGATCGGGAGCAGGTCTGCCAGCGATGACTTCCTCTCCCAGCTGCGCCTGCAGGGGATCCGGCGCAACGCCGGCCTGGATGCGTTCTCGCAGGTGGCCAGCGCCTATGCAGGTGCTGCTGGCGGCGGCGGAGGCGGTGCCAATGCATCGTCCCTGTCCGGCCAGGCCAACGGCATCACGTCGGCCAACAACGGACAGATCTTCGCAAACTCGCAGAAGCGCTGGGGCTACTGACATGGCAGACCTGATGAGCATTCTCCAGGCGAACAGCCAGCCCCCGCAGGGCTGGGCATCGGTAGGCCAAGCGCTGGCTGGGTTGGGCGGCGCTGGTCGCGAGGACTCGTACAACCGAGGGATGGCGAGGGCCGCCCAGCTGGATCAGCTCGTGCAGACCGCGCGCTTCAGCCGCGAAAAGGCGATGGAGGCGGAGCGGGCGAGAGAAAAGCAGACCGGACTGTCCGACGAGCTGATCGCTGCCGGCTGGGACCCTGCGTCTGCGCGCGCCGCCGGCGCTTTCGCTGGCTCCGGGCTCAACCCGAACGAATACGCGACAGCCCGGCTTTCGGGGCAGGAGTACGGGAACCGCGGCAGCATCGTAGCGGAGGCCCTACAGGGCAATCTGCCCGCCGCCGGCGCCTACAGCCTCGGCCTCGCGAAAGGGCCGCTGGAGATGACCAAGATCGCTGATGGCGTCGCCTACAACCCATATGGCCAATCCGGACAGGACCTCAACGTGACGCCAGTGGGCCAGTCGACCATCGGCCAACGCAACGCCTCGGCGGCCGCCAGCTATGCATCGGCGAACAGCTCCAATGCAACCGCCCAAGCCACCCGCGGGCGCTTGGGGCTCGCTCAGGCGCAGTTTGCGTTGCAGCGTGATGGCCGCTGGAATCCCAGCGGGAGCGCGGGCAGCGCTTCAGGACCCGGGAGCGCAGGCCAAGGCCCGGCGGCGGACGGCGGCATGCTCAGTGACCTCAATCCGCGGCAGAAGACCGGTGCGCAGAGCGTGCAGCGAAACCTGCTGTCATATGCAGCTGCGCTGACGGGCACGCCGGAGACCGAATTGCGCAAGCTGAGCGCAGATGAAATCGCCGCCTTGATGGAGAGAAAGGGAGGCCGCGGCTTCCAGGGCGGTATTGCCCGATTCGCGCGCAATCTCCCGGGCGGCCAGACTCTCGGCGACGTGCTGAACTCCGACGTCCTGTCCTACTCTCAAGGCGCGGGCGCTGGCCTTGCCGCCTACGAGAATCCGAGCGGCCCGATCAGCAACGCGGATCGCGAGACGTCGACGTTGCAGATGCCCACATACCTTGATCCGGTTGAGGTGCAGGCCAACAAGACGCGCAATTTCCTGCAGTCGACCGGCTATCAGCCGACTGCAGCTGAAGCGTTTGGGGGTACTGCTCCGCAGCCGCAGCCGCAGCGCGCTCGCAATCCCACAACCGGCCAGGTGCTGGTCCTCCGTAATGGTCAGTGGGTGCCCGAATAATGGCCACGATTCCTCCGCTTCCCCCAGGCTTCGAGTTGGAACCCGTCACTCCGGTCGGCGCAGGTGCACCACCGCCGCCTCCCGGCTTTGTGATGGAAGAATCCCCGACTACCGCGCCCATCACCGATCTCCCGGCTGTGCAGGCGGTGGCACCTGACGGATGGGACTACGGCATGGGGCGCGACGCCATGTTCGGGCTGCGGTCTGTGCTCCAAGGCGGCGGCAGCCTGTTGGGTGCGTTGGGCGGTGATGCTTTGGGTGCGCTGGAGACGCGGATCACTGGGCGTCCCGTCGCGTCTTTCAGGGACAACGCCGCGCGCCTGGCTGATGCACTGGGCCTGCCCAAGGCGCAGACGGCCGGTGATCGGGTGTACGGTGACATCGGCGAGGCCTTGACCGGGACCGCGCTGACTTTGGGCGCTGGTGCAGGTCTCAACGCTGGTCGTACCGGCGCATCGTTGGCGGCAACCCAAGGCGCGTTGGTGAACCCCGCGCGCACAGCCGCGACGCAGTTGGACACCGTCGCGGCAAACGCTCCGTCTCTGGCCGGCCGTGCAGGCGACTTCCTCAGTGCACAACCAGTCCTTCAAGCGGTAAGCGCGGCCGCGGGTGCTGGCGCAAGCGGTGCGGTGCGAGAGAACGGTGGCGGCACGGCGGCGCAGATCGCAGCCGGGATCGCGGGCGGGCTTGGTCCGTCGCTGGTATCGAGTGGTGCGCCTGCAGCTCTCCGCGGAACCGTGCGCGGCGGCGAGGCGAACCGGCAGAACTTGGTCGAAGCGATCGAGGACTTCTCGGTCCTTGGCGCTACGCCTTCCGTGGGGCAGGGCACTGGCGCGTGGTCGCGGCAAGGTGCTGAAACCCTCCTCGGGGCCGGCCCGACCAGCGCTGGCGTCATGGCGCGATTCGCCGATCGTCAGGCCGATGCAATCGGCACCGGCCTCCAGCAGCAGGCAGACGGTCTGTTCCGCAACCCGAGCGCCGAGCGCGCCGGTCGCGCGATCGAGCAGGGTATTCGCGGCGAGGATGGTTTCATCCGCACCAGCCGCGAGCGCGCCAACCAGCTTTACAACCGGCTCGATGATCTGCTGCCGCAGGACGAGCGCGTGGGTATCGACAACGTCCGCGCAGCGTTGGCAGGGCTGAACGAAGAGATTCCGGGCGCACCCAGCGTGTCGCGCTTCTTCCAGAACGCTCGCCTCGAAGGCATCGAGAGCGCTTTGTCGAAGGACGCTGGTGGTATTGAGGGCGTGCTGTCGCGCCCGGGCATGCGCGAGCAGGTCGACCAGATGCGGGCGGACCTGACCCAGCAGGCACAGCTGCGGCGTGCAGAGCTTGCGCAGGAGACCAATGTCCAGCGGCAGAATCTGGTGGCCGAGGCCGGCGAGCAGCGCACCGCTCTCACGGCAGAGCAGGATCGCGTCCGTGAGCGCATGGCCAGCATGATCGAGGGGCGTCGCGCGCAGCTGTATCAGGAGGCCGACGAGCTGCAATTGGAGCTGCGGGCCCAGCAGCAGGCAGCCATTGCAGAAAACCAGCGCCGCGCCATGTTCCCCGAGACCAGCAAAACGCTGATGCCGGTCATCACCGACGAGGAAATCGCCCGCCAGGTTCCCACGCGAGCGAGCATCGACGCCCGACTGCCGACCCAGGCCGATATCGAGGCACAGATGATGTCTCGGGCTGAACTCGACGGGCAGGTGATGTCGCCGCAGGCCATCGAGCAGCGCCTGACGCCAGATTCGGCCATCGATCAGCAGAATTTCGGCAGCGACTACGTCGAAAAGCAGGTCAACGACTACCTGACCAGCCAGATCGACGGGAAACTCCCCTACGAGGCGCTGCGCAAGCTGCGCACGCTGGTCGGCGGGGAGCTGGAGAACACGTCGCTGGTGTCGGACGTGCCGCGCAGCAAGTGGAAGGCCGTCTATGCGGCGCTGAGCCAGGATATGGAGGCGGCCGCAACCACGCCGGAGGCCAAGCGGGCTCTCGACCGTGCCAACCGTTACTTCAACGCGCGCGCGACCCGGATTGACGACATCGACCGCGTGATCGACCGCAACGGCGGACCGGAGAAGATCTACCAGGCCGTCATGGGCGGCGTGAAGGATGGGGGGTCCACCCTGCGTTCGGTAATGCAGTCGCTTCCGGAAGAAGGTCAGAAGGCCGTCACCGCGGCGGCGCTTCGCCGCATGGGCCTGGCCAATCCTGGCGCGCAGGACGCCGCCGGCGAGGCCTTCAGCGCCGCCACGTTCCTGACGAACTGGAACAAGGCCAGTCCCGAGGCACGTCGGGCGCTGTTCGACCGTTACGGCCCCGGCTTCAGCAGCGACCTGGACAAGATCGCGAAGGTGGCCGAGCGGATCAAGGAGGGTGGGCAGGCCATCGCTAATCCGTCAGGCACTGCACGGCAGGGCGCGCAATTTGCCTACTGGGGCGGCCTGGGCGGCGCGCTGATGACGGGGCAGGTAGGTGCCGCGCTCGGGCTCGGCCTCGGTGGCATTGGCTCCAACATCGGCGCCCGTCTGATGACCAACCCACGCTTCGTCCGATGGTTGGCAAAGACGACGGATCTTCCTGTCGGCGCGCTACCGGCTCAGATCAACGTGCTGAAACGCGTTGGGGTTGCGAATGATGATTCGGAGATCACCGAGGCTGCCGAGCTACTTGCTCAAGACGCCCCACAGTGAGTAGACCGTAAAAACAGCGGATGCGATAAGGGCGGCGATCAACAGTATCCCGCCCCAACCGAACACGATGTCGTGCCACCACTTTTTGGGGAACGACTTTTCCAGGTTCCGCTCAGCACGGCTACGTGCCACCAAGCGCTCGGCCTGCGGCGTGACGTGGTGCTTATCCCAAGGGAATCGGTCGTTGGTCATGGTCTGTCCTCGTGTCCCGCGATCTTACCGCCCTCCAGGACGGGTCGCCTTACTTGGCCTGGCCCATCGCCTTCTGCATGGTGATCACCCGCTCTGCCAGCTTGCCCAGCTCGTCATCGGTCAGCAGGGTGGTCAACGGGTAGGTCTCCAGGGCCCGTGACATGTGGGAGCGCCTTTCCGCGTCGGTAGCAACGATCTTCTCACCAGTCACACGGGCTTTTATCTCAGCCTCGTCCAGTTTCAAGACCGCATCGCGCCCACCAAGGTCTGCAACTCGCCTGCGCAATAGGCTTCGCTCCTGGAAGAGCAGCGATTTGAGCACCGCCGCGCGGTCCAAGGGATCGGTCAATCCGTATCCAACACCAACCTGCTGCTCCATCCTCGCGCCCTCACGGTCGATCGCCTCGGCCTCATCCTGCTGTTCCAGATAGCCATAGAGCATGTGGATCAGCTGAGCGTTGAAAGTTCGGCCCGAGGAACGAGCTTCTTCATGGATTCTGGCGTGCAGAGCGGGGGGGACACGCAAAGCTGTCCGAATGAAATCGTCTTGGGTGCTCTTCTTCATCGACGAGAGTCTATCGGCTTCATTTTGATGTTGACAGTCGAATCATTCGGCTTCATAGTGAAGTCACTGGCTTCATTGTGAAGCCGAGAAGGATCAGGATATGACCGAGAGACATCAGCTTTCGCCATTCCCGCTTCGCCTCTCCGCTGAACTGCGCGGGTGGTTGAAGAAGCAGGCCGCCGCCAACTATCGCTCCCTGAACGGTGAGATCGAGCATCGCCTGGCCAAACAGCGGGCAGAGGAAGAGAAGGGGGCAGCCGCATGAACGCACTGATCCCGATTCAAGAAGCCCGCATCGGCGGGCAGGTGGTTCAGTCCGTGAGCGGGCGCGACCTTCACGCGTTCCTGGAGATCGGCAAGGTGTTCGGGACGTGGATCAACGACCGGATCAAGCAGTACAAGTTCAAGCGTGGCGAGGATTTTGAGGTTTTTACCGATTCTGGGAAAAACCTCTCAGGGGGGCGCCCGGCCAAGGAATATGAGCTGACGATCGACATGGCAAAAGAGCTGTCGATGGTCGAACGCAACGAGAAAGGGCGGCAGGCAAGGCAGTACTTCATCGACTGTGAGCGGAGAGCCGGCGAACCCAGCCTGCCTGCGATCAAGGACCCGCGTATCGCCGCGCTTGTAGAGGTGCTGGTCCGCCAGGACGCACTGGAGCAAGAGCAGGCCCGTCAGGCGACGGAAGTGGCCCGGCTGCAGGAGGAAGTGGCGGTGATCGGCGCACGTACCCAGCCCGAGAACAAGCACTTCACGGTGATGGGCTACGCCAACCTAGTCGGTGCGACCGTCGATCTGAAGGTCGCGTCCATCCTGGGGCGGCGCTGCGCATCACTCTCTCGGGATATGGGTCTGGCCATCGGCGACGTCCGCGACCCTCGGTTCGGATCGGTCCACACCTACCACGAGTCCGTTCTGCAGCTGGTCCTGCAGGAGGCTGCGTAGGGCGCAAATCCCTCTGATCGGAGTGATTTACATACGGGTGACCCCGTAAAAAGCGAAACGCCCGGGTGGCAGCCCAGGCGTCTCAGAAAACGACTTCCAGCGAGGAAATCATGGCAAAGCCTACAGTAACGCCCCTGCCTGTCAACTTCTCCCCGAGTGCAGCCCGCTTTGAAACGCTGGCGCGACGCCTCGCGGAACGCACGTCTGAGTTGAAACAGCAGAAAGAACGAACGAGCGGGCTCAGCCATCAGCAGCTGCAGGCGCTGGCTGTGGAACTCAATGCCGCGCTGCCGCCCCCGGAGCCGGCCGACCCCGGCGAGCGCGAACTGCTGCAGCTGTACCGCCTGTTGGACGACAGCCGGAAAGCCGCAACGCGCCAGTACCTGTCCGCAATGGCTTGACCCTGAGGAGACAATGATGAGTACGAAAAGCATCCAGATTCCGGCCCCGAACATCCAGGTGGCCACCTTCCGCATTATCGGTACTGCTCCGTTCGTGCAGGCCAAGTTCTCGGCCAAGGCCAAGCAGCAGATCCGCGAGACGCAGGAGGCGGGATCGCAGGCGAAGTCGAAAAAGACGCGGACGGCGAAGAACTTTGACGAGCTGTGCGACGCCGCGGTGCACTACAGCCAGGAAGGCTGGCCGGGCATCCCGGCTGGCGCCTTCCGCGCTGGCATGATCTCGGCCTGTAGGTTGGTCGGCTTCAAGATGACGATCGGCAAGCTCTCCGTGTTCGTGGAGGCCGACGGCTACGACGTTGACGACGGTACGCCGCTGGTGAAGCTGATCGCCGGGCCGTACAAGCGGGTGGACCTGCACGTGCGGAACGCCACCGGGGTGGTGGACCTGCGCACGCGGCCGATGTGGCACGAGTGGGCGGCCGATGTCCGCATCCGCTACGACGCCGATCAGTTCAGCCTGACCGATGTGTCCAACTTGATTGCCCGCGTGGGCGCGCAAGTGGGGGTTGGGGAGGGTAGGCCGGACAGCAAGGCGAGTGCCGGCATGGGGTGGGGCACTTTCCGCCTCGCCACCGAACAGGACATGGCGGCATGAACAATGACGCGATTCGAGAGGAACTGGAACGGCTGAAGGCCGAGGGCATCATCCGACCGGCCGATGTGGTCGCGAAGGCGGCGAATCCCAATTCGGCGATGCACAGCTGGTTCGAATGGGACGACACGGAGGCGGCGCAACAGCACCGCATCTGGCAGGCGCGGCAGCTGCTGCGGGTGTTCGTCACCGTGGAGGCGAAGGACTCGGCGCCGATGAGGGCATTCGTGTCGCTGGGCAGTGATCGCCACGGCGCGGGCGGCTACCGCGCACTCGCCGACGTGCTGAGCAATGAGGCATTGCGGGCTCAGCTTCTGGCCGACGCCATCAAGGACCTGCGGTCGTCGGAGAGGAAGTACCGACAGCTGCAGGAGTTGTCCGGCGTATGGAGCGCGCTGGAAAAGGTAGAAAGCAAGGACGCGGTTACGCCAGCAGCCTGACATCGCAGGTAAGGCATGGCGCGGCTCGGCCGGGTAGGGCGGGGACCGGCGCGGAATGGCACCGCAGGCTTGGCTTGGCAAGGTATGGCTGGGTGCGGCTTGATTTGGCGAGACACGACACGGAGCAGTAGGGAGGCCCGGGCAACCGGGCCTCTTTGTTGCGCCTTACTTTGGATTGGTCACTGGCGCGGAGATTTTGCTGACGCCGCCCCGAATGTAAGCACTTGCAGCATCGTTCGCAGCCTTGCCGGCTGCCGCCGGATCAAGCACATGCCCCGGCGTTGCGAGCGCTTGGCTCACGAGGCGGATGAAGATTTCTTTGGCCAAAAGCCGAACTGACTCGTCGGTACTGTTAATAGTCCATCTCCTTGGTAGCCCCGGCCAATCCGGGGCCTGGTCGCATCGTAACTGATCCGTTGAACCACCCCTCAGCCCCGGCAGCATGGCCCCCATCAATCAAGGGGGTCCCCGATGTCCACTGAAACCGTAGCGGCCAAAATGGGGGCCGGGAAGTACGCCCAGCCGCTGGAGGACGCCTGCATCCGCTTCGGCATCGTCACGCCGCTGGAGAAGGCTCACTTCCTCGCCCAGGTGGCGCACGAGTCGGACGGCTTCAACACCGCGACCGAGTATGCCAGCGGCGCCGCCTATGAGGGCCGCAAGGACCTCGGCAACACCCAACCCGGCGACGGCAAACGGTTCAAGGGCAGGGGCCTGATCCAGGTCACCGGCAGGGCCAACTATCGGACCTACAGCCTGTGGAAGTACGGCGACGAGCGGGCGGTGCTGAACCCGGCGATGCTGGCCGAGCTGCCGGACGCCGTGGACGCCGCCGGATGGTACTGGACTGTGGCCAGGCCGAAAATCCCGGCCATGGCTCGTGCCGATGACCTGGTCGGCGTGACCAAGGCCATCAACGGCGGGCGCAACGGCCTGATCGACCGCGGCGAGCGACTGGCGGTGGCCAAGCGCCTCTTCGGGTTGCCCGCCTGATGCCGAGTAAGCGCACCAAGGACGCGGCCCTCACGAAGCTGCGGGCGACGCTCACGCTGCTGGAGCCGAAGGGCATGTCGGGGACGGTATCGCCGGCAGTGCTCGGGCACATCAAGGGCATGGTCGAGGAGGCCATCGACCTGATCCAAGAGACGGACCCATTGAAGAAGCGGGTCTCTTTCATAGTGCTGGCGCTGCAGGAGTCCACGAAAATCCATGTGGTTGCACTGCGCGGCAAGGACCACGAGCGGATTCTGATCGTTGACCGGCCGCTGTACGAGTGGGCCATGAAGCAGGTGCACGAGCTGGCGAGGATGGCCGCATGACCTTCGCGACACGCAATATCGGAACGGCCCGGTTCGGCATCGCCATGATCATCCTGGCGCTGTACGGATCCGCGCTCTTCGTCTCGATCTACACGCCGGTGCCGCCGGAGAACCGGGAGATCTTCGCCGGCCTCGTCGGCGGCCTGAACCTGGCGCTGGGCGGCGTCATCTCCTATTACCTGACCGGCGCGCGCCGGAACACTGGAGCCTGAAATGAGCCGGACGCTGATCGCTGTGCTGGTCTTCGTGGCCTGGTCGGCTGCCATGTTCGGTGCTGGCTGGGCGTGGCGCGGCGATCGTGCTGAGGGCACCGAAGCCCGGCAGCAGGCCAGCGCCAGCGCCGCCGTGGTGGAGCAGGTCAACCAGACCCGGGCCACCGAACACACCCAGGCCGACAAACTGGCCGCCATTGGAGCGAAGCATGAAGAAGATCGCGCTGCGGCCCCGGCCGTCGCTGATGCTGTTGTGGCTGACGTGCGTGCTGGTGACCTCCGGCTGCGCGACGGGTGGGCAGGCTGCGAAACCCAGCGTTTGTCCGACGTTGCCGCCGCCGCCGGCGAACGTGATGCGGCCGCCGAGCGCCGAGCAGACTTTGCGGGGGCTGTTGTTCGAGCCGGCCGCGACGCCGACGACCAGCTTCGCGCCTGCCAAGCCGTGATCGCTGCGGACCGCGCCGAGACGCCCTGATGGCCGATCGCAAGGTCAAACTGAAGGACCAGCTGGGACGCGTCGTCAGGCTTGACGATGGCAACGCCGGCGCGACGCTGGGTAAGAACCTGTATGGCCCGGACGGCAAGCTGCTGACCGCCGACCAGATCATCAACCCGCCGCCGGCGAAGCAGAACGGCGCGGCCACGATCTGGAAGCTGATCCGCGAGGTGCCGGCCAACATCCAGGCGCTGGCCGGCATGGGCGGGGTCGGGTTTCCGACCCGAAATGGTGATGGCGCCTGGTTCCAACGGGAGCTGCAGCAGGGCACCGGCGTCCAGATCACCGACGGTGACGGCGCTGCTGGCGATCCGTCGATCGCGCTGACCACCGAGGCGATCGCATCGCTGGCCAAGGCCGACAGCGCCGTGCAGGAGGTTCGTCCCGGAACGGGCATCGCCGTGGACAACAGCGACCCGCGCCGGCCGATCGTGTCGGCAACCGGCGGCGGTGGCGGCGGAATCCTGCCTGTGGTCACCGGCGAGATCGTCTCCGGCCAGCCGGTATTTCTCATTGCCGATGACGGCAACCTCATCTACACGGAGAACCTCTGATGGCCAGCGGCCGCCTTGCCGACTACCTTGGAAAGGGGCTGGCCTCGGCCCGGCCCGCGACGTTGGACCTCCATCCGGAGGCCGTTGGCCTCTGGTACTCGACCGACACGGACACCCTGAGCGCGTGGGATGGTAGTGCCTGGCAGGATGACCTGTCGGGAGGCGGCATTCCCGACGCTCCGTCTGACGGCAGCACCTACGGGCGCAAAGACGGGGCATGGGCTGCGGTGACAGCAGGCGGCGGTGGAGATGCTGCCGATGTCACATATGACCCCGCCGCCTCAGGGCTGGCCGCGACCGACGTTCAGGCCGCCATCGATGAGCTTGCAGCTGGTGCAGGTGCGGGAGGGGTTACCTCCCCGACGATTCAGCGGATCATCACTTCCACCAACCCGAATGCGGCCGTGGTGGCAGGCGACCTTCTCTATGTGCTGCCGACGCCCAAGGTGGTCGATGCCGCGTACTCGGCTCAGACCTATGGGGGCGCCGACAGCGTGACCAGTATCACCGTGCTGTTGCCGGCCGGCATCGCGGTTGGCGATCTGATCCTGGTATTCACAGGTTCCAGCTATGCGCCGGCGACACCCAGTGGTTACACGCGTGTGGCCAATCGCGATTCGCCGCGCACGCAGTCCGCTACTGGCATGGGCTACTCATGCGTCTTCAGCAAGGTGGCGGACGCGACAGACGCAGGCAAGAGCCTGGTCATCACCCAGCCCACGTCTGGTCGATTCGCGGGCGTCGCGGTAATCGTAAGATCCAGCACCGGGGCAGGTGCCGTTGTAGTGTCCACCAACGCCACAGGCAACGGAGCTTCGGCAACCGACGTCCCGCATCCTCTCCCCAGTGTCATTGCTGACGCGCCGGGGTGCATGGCACTCGCCACATTCTCGTGCGCGTTGGCGAACCCTGGCGCGGTCAATACGCTGAGCTATCCGGCTGGATGGGTTCCTGTGACCCCAACCTCCAGTCCGGGGACGCCGACGTATACCCTGCTCCGACACTGGGTGATCTCTCGCAGGATGCGTCAAGGAGATGATTCATCGACCTTCCCGCCTTGCACGCATTCATCGACGACGCATGACTGGTCGTCCGTAGCGGTTCTGCTCAAGGTGCAGCCCTGATGGCAGGCCCATCCACTCCATTTGAGACGAACGGCGGCACAGCCTTCACTACTTACGCGCAAGGCGAGGCGTTTCTGGATGCCGTGGTCGCCGGCTCGGCTATGGCAAGGAAGTACACCTTGGGGTTGACTCAGCAGGGCCGCCCCATTTCCGCGGTAGTGATCGGATCGCCAGCGGCGCCCTCACTTGGCAGCATCAATAGCTGCATTCTGGTTGTGGCGAGTCAACACGGGAATGAGGAGACGCCGCGCGAGGCGGCGTTCCAGTTCTTGCGGGATTTGGCATTCAATGCGGCACCAGGCGATCTTTCGAAACTGGCCATCCTCCCAATGATCGTTATCCCGACGGCAAACCCGGACGGATTTGTGGCCGGGACGCGGCAGAACGGAAATGGGGTAGATCTCAACCGTGACCATCTCGCATTGACCCAGTCGGAGACAAAGGTAATTGCGTCGATCCTGTCGTCAAAGTCACCGATATTTGTGCTGGATGGCCATGAGGCGACAGTAGCCTCCTACCAGGTGAATGGAGGCTACTACGCCACCGGGGCATCGTCGTTCATCAAGACGTTCGCCACTGGGATAGCAACGCAGATGACGACGTTGTTCCCTGACTTCACCTACGGCCCTTATGACACGACCGACAATGAAGGGACGTTGCAGAGCTCTTCAACACTTCGCGGGTCAACCTTCCTTCTGGTCGAGACGCTTGAGGGGCAAACGGATCTGATCAAGGTCGAACAGCACTACCGGTCTATGTATGGCATGTTCCGCTACATCGTGGATAACCACAGTGCAGCTGAGGCGGCCAGCCAGGGAGCAAAGGGGGACTATCGGGTCCAAGGCTACGAAGGGTACGAACCTTGGTACGGATACGAAGCCAAGACGATCCCCGGAAGGTTGGGGTACAGCTTCGGGGACGCCACGAAGATCGACCAGCTGCAGTTGCTGGGGGTGAGCATCCACTGGGGCTCGGATGTCGATGAAGGCTTCTATGTTTCCATGGATCAGGTCGCGGCGCCGATCCTTGCCCTGATCATGGATCCAGCAGCCCCTCGCCGGCTCATTCAGGCGGACCCCGTTGGCCCTCAATTCGGCTTCGCTGAGGGTACGCCACGTAATTTGGGGCTACCCGCAGCCCAAGTCTCATTGGCTGGCGGTATATACAGTGTCCGGCGCGTGGTGGCTCAGATCGGTGGCCAGCGGCTCGTGCTGATGGGCAAGTGACACGTCGCAATCTCTGAGACGCCCGGGCGTATCCTGCGGGCATGCTTCCTCCTGACTTCCGCTGGCGCTCGGTCGCCAGCCGCCCTGATGAACTTCCGGATGCGCTCTACTGCGGCGCTACGGAGGTACTGCGCCTGCAGAAGCGCGTGGACAATCACGTCTGGTGGGTCGAGGTGGACCGTCATCTTGACGACCAGTACCGGGGGCGCCGGGACTGCACCAGTTACGAGCAGGGCGTGATCGGGTCGGAACTGTGGGCGGTCAGGCATCAGCAGCGGCTTCGCCTGGAGATCGACCAGCGCGAAGTGGCCCGCGCGGCCGCGAGGAAGAACCGGACCTGGTAGGCAGTCAGCCGGCGTTGCCTCCGTATCGGCGCGTGTGACCGCCGGCGGCGACAGTGGCTCCATGGATCAAAAGAGCATCGGCAAGGCGCGCTGGGCGCGCGCGAGGGCGGCTTCGCTATGGCAGCAGGCCGACGACCTGGACAGAAATCGCAGTGGCGACTGGCGGGCGAGGGCGACTCGCCGGCGTAGCGCTGACCGGCTCCGCGCCGATGCCGCGCGATTCGACGGGATTGCTCGGCGCTTCGATCCGATGTCAGACGACGAGGCCGCGTGAAACGAAAAGGCCCCGCGTGAGCGAGGCCTGATCGAATTGCGGAGCGGTTCGTTTATTGCGGAGCGAAAACCACCGCTAGAATACCCCGCAAACCATTGGTGCCGAAGGTGGGACTCGAACCCACACGCTTTTAAGGGCGGCGGATTTTGAGTCCGCTGCGTCTACCGATTCCGCCACTTCGGCTGGCTGGCCGCGTAGTGTATACAAGATGTCGACGTTTGT